TCCAATGCTACCGTCATAGGCTACTGTAAGTACTTCGCGATCCAAATTAGAGGCTGAGATAATATTGGCGCCAACATTATTTTGACGAATATTAAAGAGAACTCCTTGCGGCTGTATTACACCAAATCCTATGCTACCGTCATAGGCAACTGTCAGAACTTCGCGGTCTATGTTAGAAGCTGATATAATATTGATTCCTGCATTATTCTGGCGGGCATTTAGCAATACTCCTTGTGGCCGCGAGACACCAAATCCAATACTTCCGTCATAGGCGACTGTCAGGACTTCGCGATTAATATTAGAAGCCGAGATAATATTGCTACCTATGTTATTCTGGCGAGCATTTAGTAATATGCCTCTAGGTTGCGTAACACCAAATCCAATACTTCCGTCATAGGCTACAGTCAGGACTTCGCGATCCAAATTAGAAGCCGAGATAATATTAGCGCTGACATTATTTTGGCGAATATTGAAGAGAACACCTTGTGGCTGTACGACACCTAATCCCATACTTCCATCATATGCTAATGTTAGTAATTCGCGATTCAAATTAGAAGCCGAGATAATATTGGCGCTGACATTATTTTGACGAATATTTAAGAGAACTCCTTGTGGTTGAGAAACACCTAATCCAATACTTCCATCATAGGCAACTGTCAGGACTTCGCGGTCTATGTTAGAAGCCGAGATAACGTTGCTTCCAAAGTTATTCTGTCGCGCATTTAGTAATATGCCACGGGGTTGCGAAACACCTAATCCAATACTTCCATCATAGGCAACAGTTAATACTTCCCTATCCAAATTAGAAGCCGAGATAATATTGCTGCCTATATTATTCTGTCTGGCGTTTAGCAATATGCCTTGTGGCCGCGGGACGCCAAATCCAATACTTCCATCATAGGCAACTGTCAGGACTTCCCTGTCCAAATTAGAAGCCGAGATAATATTGCTACCTACGTTATTCTGTCGTGCATTTAATAATATGCCTCTAGGTCGCGGGACGCCAAATCCAATACTTCCATCATAGGCAACAGTCAGGACTTCCCTGTCCAAATTAGAAGCCGAGATAATATTGCTACCAACGTTATTCTGTCGTGCATTTAGTAATACACCTTGTGGCCGCGGGACGCCAAATCCAATACTTCCATCATAGGCAACAGTTAATACTTCCCTGTCCAAATTAGAAGCCGAGATAATATTGCTTCCAAAGTTATTCTGCCTGGCATTTAGTAATACACCTTGTGGCCGCGGGACGCCAAATCCAATACTTCCATCATAGGCTACAGTCAGGACTTCCCTGTCCAAATTAGAAGCTGAGATAATATTGCTACCGATATTATTCTGTCGTGCATTTAGTAATACACCTCGCGGTTGCGGGACACCAAATCCTATACTTCCATCATAGGCAACAGTCAGGACTTCCCTGTCCAAATTAGAAGCCGAGATAATATTGCTACCGACATTATTCTGCCTGGCATTAAGCAATACTCCTCTTGGTTGTGGTACACCAAATCCAATACTACCATCATAGGCGACTGTCAGGACTTCTCGGTTCAAATTAGAAGCTGAGATAATATTGCTACCGATATTATTCTGTCTGGCATTAAGCAATACTCCTCGTGGCTGCGGCACACCAAATCCAATACTACCGTCATAGGCAACTGTCATAACTTCGCGATTCAAATTAGAAGCAGAGATAATATTGACGCCTACGTTATTCTGCCGGGCATTTAGCAAGACTCCTTGCGGTCGCGGTACACCTAATCCCAAGCTTCCATCATAGGCAACAGTCAGGACTTCGCGTTCCAGATTTGCAGCTTGTATAATATTTTGGTTCTGTTTTTGGAATACTGATAATGATGGGTTATTTCCCTCACCAGCTATATATAAATTACAGTTGATATGCAAATCTGCATATAAATCTAGATTATATGTATTGTTTAATAGTTCAGATTTATGTAATACTAAAATATCGTTAATTACGTTGGAAGACAAATAGTCCTTGACATAAAGGAACTTATAATCAATATGATTATTGCTGGCATAAGAATTGATTTCAAGACCATTTGAACCTAAAGAATTAAAATGGATATTACTAGAGTTAATCTCATATTCTTTATAATAATTTTTATTAAGTATCTCAATTAAATCGTTGCCATTTGCGTCGTATATGTGTCCATCAAATCTCAAATCGCCTCTCATATCTAAGCCACCATTTATAGACATATTGCCGACATTATCAATTTTGAGGGGGACAAATTGCTTATTCGTAGAGTTAGCATATTTAATTTCAAATACTCCGTCATAGCTGTATATTTCGTGTCCTTCAAAAACACTATCGTTTTTCTCAACATCATTTATTAAAGAGATGTGAGGTTTATAATTTTTATAGTTATAGTTGCGAATACCTATGTTGATATCTTCCAAATTATAATTACAATAATTATTAAAATATTCTTCAATAACTACGGTTTTATTTATAGTATTACCCAAAATATCAAAGGAATCTTGGAATACATTTGAACTAAATTTCTGGATAACCATTTTTCTCTGTGTTGCATTCGCGTTGTTGTTTATAGAATAGTTGGATGTTCTAAAAATTATATTATTATCATCTTGAATATTTGAAGTTATAACTAGGTATGCTGTGCTTAATTCAAACAGCTCATCAAATATAATGTTGGAAGTCGCAATATTTAAACGATTTGTATGAACGGAATAAAATACGCCATTATATGCTATATTAGAATTGTATTTCAAAACATTTGTAGTATATGTATTTAAATATATGTTGGAATATTCTAAAAACTTTAGATTGAGATTAATAGCATTTTGATGATAATCCATATAGGTATGTTCCATTACATTTTCAAGGGCATTAAAAGGCTGATTGACAGTTCCAAAAGTTGTTGTTATATAGTTGCTGATATTAAAATAGTTGCTGTTATCAATTGTCTGAATATTTGAACTAACGCTAATAGCTATATTGCACGATATATTGTCAGATAGAATATATCTATTTACATATTCATAGTTGAATAATATATTACTATCATAGACATTAAATACGGCTTTATCAATTACAGAAAGCATTTTTTCTGAAATATCGCTTGGTTTAATATCGTCGTTGCTACTGTAAAATATGCCTTTTGGTACTAAGGAAAAATCGTTTTCTTTGAATAAATCATATTTATCCTTGACACTATCGGTTTCTATGTAAAATGTTAGGTTATTGAGAGGCATATAATCAATATCTAAATTGCTGAAAAAATACGGATAAGCGAGATTAGAATGTACTGTAATATACGAGAGATTCCTTGATATTAGATTATTTGTTTTGAATATGAAGCTATCGTCTCGCAGATTATTAGAAGTGATAACGTTATTATTAGCATCTATTGCAGGCAGCTCTGTTATAGCCTGTTTATAAAAACTGAAATATGTCTTGGAAGCATTATTCCAATTAGATGATAATATATCAAATAGCACTTTGTCATAATCTATTTTAACAGTACTGTTGAACATATATTCGTAGCTGTATCTGCTAGTAATTGCCATAGGAACTGTATCATAATCGCTTTTAATTACAAGGGTCTGATTTATGTTAGATGCAAAGTCTTCGTTGAATCCATATCGGGCTCCTCTGCGTTTCTCCCCATTATATTGGAAGGCATCAATAGTGAATACATTTGTCATAACAGGTTCGTTATTTAGATCATCAACGGTTGCCGAAGAGACATCAATTGTAAATTTGTGATTGTTATGAAGATCACCGCCTGATATAGTATGATAAATATTTTTTCCCTCGGAGTTCAATAAATTGATAGAAGCTGGATATTTATTGTTGGTAATTTGAAGGCCATATTTTTCATTCCCGTCAATATGAAAAAGGATATTAGAACTCTTGTCTGTCCCGAGACCCATATGAGCTATAGTACTATTGGCATCACCATTATCACTCACAGTATTAACAAATCGCAAAAAGTTTTTGTATGAATCGTTGTTATAAACGTTGAAATCAAGATAAGTGTTGCTATTATTATTACCCACGCTAATTTGAACGGCATTTCTGATATTGTTTTGCTTGTCTATGGCATCATCTACTAATTGAAGGTTGCTATTATAAATAGCTAATTCTATCATAGAATAGCAAATATTGCTCTTAGAATAAGTAATAAACTTTGTAGCCGGATTATCATCATTCATATTTTTAATTATTACAGGAATCTTCTGATTTTCCACAGGGTCTATTATAACATTTTCTCTGGGTCTCAAAATATCAATAGACATAGCAATTTTATTTGTAGATGCCGAATATCCTGTATCAACGCCATCTCCAGATATATAATTGATATATCTGTCTACTCTCTTTAGATTAGAGGATAATGCTTTCATAGTAAAATTAAAATTGCATCCATCGTTATCTAAAATATTAACATTCCCGTGAACATTTAGGTCGCCGTATATTGTCATAGCTGATTTGTCTTCATAGGATACCTTAGGGTTATTAACATCTATGTGATATTTTGAACTTACAGGATCATAATAAAATGACATACCATATGAAGTGGGCTCAATAGTTTTATCGGTGTATCCAATTTGCAAAGGGCCTACGCGCATATAATCTCTGGCATCAAGGTCATTATATTTATGATTTTTATAAATGAACCACTTCTCTTTATTTCTGTCTTGATTAATATCTCTGTCATATTCGCAGATATCAATACCGCTATAATCTGCGTTATTAAAAAGCCCGCCGCCTCTTACACCTCTATAAATGCGTATAGTTGAATAATTATAATCGTTCGTGTATAAGTTTCTAACTTGAAGAGGCGTCACATTAGCTTCGCCGTTCCAGCCTATAGATATATTCTTGTTAGTGTAAAAACTGTCAGTTGAACTCGCTTTTTGGAGGGTTTCTAATAATATGTTATTTTGATAATATAAATCGGCGTTAATACCTTTTTTAACATTTAGACCTCTCATATCCGAGGCGAATGATATAAGTTCGTTATAATTGATACAAAACTTATCCGTGGATGAATCGTATAAATTGAAAAAGTTTTTGCCATTATTATAAATAAAGTTCCTGGTTCTTTTAAAATTGTTGTCTTGTGATACATAGTAATCGTTGGCGGCTATTTTGCCTTCAATATCCAGTGCGAAAAGATTATCGGGATTTATTTTGTTTATACCGACCTTGCCATTTAATAAAGATAGCGTTGGTGGGGTATTTTTAATATTTGGAAGATAGCGATTTGAAGTAAGCGCGGATAAATCGCTAGAAGGATAAAAATATATGTTGTTATTTTTCCCAGGTACCTTGTTCGTGTTAAATATCAAGCTGTTATCGTTATAATCAAGTCGCGAGAGTCTTCCAATATTTGCGACGTATGTCTTGTTTTCCAAGGTATTTTTTAGTAATATGTCAAAATTGTTGCTCGTCGTTCTATCATTCTTGATAATATTTAGGACACCGTCAAATCCGTCGGTATCTGTCAGACCAATTCCTAATTTATTAGGAAAATTAACATTACAGTTGGCATCTAGAGAAGCAATATTGCTGCTAACATAAACAAATAGATAGTTGCTACCATCTACTATGCTTTTTTCAAAGTTCCCTGTAAAAGTATCATTTGTATTAAGAGGTGTGACGCGCTTATTATTGATGAAAAGGTCGTTATTTATATTGAGGTTATTGATATTAATATTTTGGACATTATTAAAATTAACGTCATCATTAAATTCTACGGTTCCTTCAAATACCGAATGTTCGTTGACCTTTAAATATTCAGTTGTTAAATTACATCCTACGGTCGCGTTATTAGCGATATTAGCATCGCCTGCGTTTAATAGCTTTGAGACAGATAGATTATTATTAAATCTGTAGAGAGAATCTGTAAAATCTCCGCCATTTATTTGAGTCGCGTTGAGAACCCCGACGCCTGTTCCGCGGATATATATATCATCAAGATGTTTATAGGTATTTGTTTGGTAATCGTGCAATAATATGTCGTCAAATGTAGATAGGCCTTTGACCTCCAATTTAGATTTACCGATTTTTTCAACGGTAGATGTGCTATTATTTACAAGAACCTTTTTATTATAGTTCTTTTGAGAAGTGTTATTAGTACCGATGCCTACATTATTATTGGCATCAATTGTCATCGTGGGTACATTATTTGAGTTATATATAGGTAAAGCTCTCGGTCCATAGGCTGTATCAATACCCTCCGAAGAAGCGCTGACGTGAAATTCAAGCGGAACTCCTCGTGTTGTAGAAATAATAGCTGGAGATATATTGCTGCCGCCAATCATACCAATACACATTCTTGAAGGTTCTTCGGCATTATTAGTATCGTTTCTTATAGAAATATGCATACTGTTGAATTTATTGTTAGGTGTGGTGACGATGTTTAGAGGATGTGTATTTTTGTATGTATCAATATGGCCACCGAAGGTAACGAAGTTTGGAGTATAAACATTTTTAACATCATAATTAATATTATAGAGATTGTTGTAATTTGTAATATAGCCTGTTTGAAATGGCTGAGATACCACGAGATCGTTAGTTTTAACGATAAACTCCCTGATTAAATTGCTTGTTATAGGGTTCTCATTGTCAATTCTGATATTATTAAGCTCTAAGCCAGCCGCTTTAATAATACCCGAACAATGAATGTTTTTATCTACGTATAGCGAAGTATCAAGAGTTAAACTTTCGCGCGCAAGGTTTCTTGAGGCATTTACCGAAGTACCTTGGCTATTAACTAGAAGAGACCATTTAGTATTTGAAGTATCGCCGGGAATATATGTTTTCTCTCCTACGGCCAAAAATTCATCTTTGTTTAAATCTAAACTATTGATATTTCTTGCTTCACTTTCGCCGTCCAATTGAAACCCAATAGCAACCGAATCTATTTGGATCAGGGGGGCTGTTATATCATTAGCTAGATAACTCATTTATTATCTTATTCTATTTAAAAGAAAAATACATTTAATATTTATATATATAAAAATTGATATAATCATATTTTGAGAAATAGATATAACCAAGATATATAAAACCAGGATGAAAAGAATTGATAATATCCATAATAAAACTATGGAGATTGATGTAGAAAATCAACCGTATAATTCAAAAAATACGCTGTTAAGCGAAGAGGACTTATATAAATTGCTAAGTAGTAATGGCTTGGCCGATATAAAAATAAAGAACATCAATTTATATCGCGTCGCGTTCGTTCATAAATCTTATTGTACTATGAAAAACATAGATTTTGAGAAAAGTAATGCGAATCGTCCGAGCGATTGTTTGCCTCTTCAAGATATGTCTTATGAGCGCCTAGAGTTTTTAGGGGACTCTCTGCTTGGAATGATTGTAACGAACTATTTATATAATAGGTTCCCTGACCAAAACGAGGGATTCTTGTCTAAAATTAGGACGAAGATAGTAAATGGAAAGATGCTTGGTTATTTATCGGATAAAATAGGATTACCGAAGTTCGCCATTATATCTAAGCAGGTAGAGGAATCCGGTGGAAGGAATAACTATAAAATTATGGAGGATATATTTGAGGCATTTTTGGGTGCACTCTATTTGGATTTCCAGACGGATGCCGATAATGTTATTATTCCCAATATAAATATAAATCCCTCTTCGGGAGCGGGATATTTCGTGGTAGAATCTTGGATAATATATATAATAGAGAATTACATAGACTTTTGCGAACTCATTAGAATTAAAAACAATTACAAGGATATGCTGGTATCTCATATGCTTCATTCTCTGCAGGATGTGCCGCAATTCAAGGAGCTCAACGTAGCTGTAAAAGATAATGTTAGGATATTTACATATTGTATCAAGGATAAGAACGGGAGCATTATTTCAACGGCTACTGGAAATACTAAAAAGGAAGCTGAGAACAACGCATCCAAAGAGGCTCTCATATACTATAAAGTAAGTATCCAAGAATATAATTCGCACATTTAAGAGATATATGCGATATTTGGGTATAATATATATAATATTATTTAATTAAAAATGAGTATAGCGAGCGGGACGAGTATTAAGAATATTAATATTACACATTTAGTTTTATCGGGTGGTGGTATGCGCGGTGTTATATTTGTGGGTGCTCTTAGATACTTATATTTAAATAATATGCATAAGAATATAAAACATATTGCCGGGTGTTCCATAGGTTCATTAATAGGTCTTATGTTTGCCCTTAAATTAACTATTGATGAGATGGAAGAGGTATTATATAATTGTATGAAAGATAATGAGTTATGTTTTTTATCTATTAAAAGGTACATCAGATTAATAACAGAACTGGGTTTATTTGATACACAGGCGATGATTAAGCATTTAAAAATTATTATAAAAAGGAAATATGCGGATAGGTGTAAAGGCGCGAAAGCCGCAAAGGATACTGAATGTACGAAGTGTGAGGAAGGTACTAAGGATACGGAGTGTACGGAGTGTAAGGAAGTTGCAGAGGACGCAAAGGAAGACACAGAAGAGCCAGATGAGTATAATGCGGGGGATATATCGGATACTATTACGTTTGCGCAATTATCTAAAATTTTCGGTGTAAATATGTATATATCTTGTACGAATATAAATACTTGCGAGAACGAGATTTTTTCTATTGAGAAAACGCCTGATGCCTGTGCATATAAGGCGTGTTGCGCCTCTATGTCTATACCATTATTATTTAAACCGATAAATATAGGCGATTATTATTATTACGACGGGGGATTGACTAATAATTTTCCTATAAAAATATTTGCCGATGTACCTCGCGAGAATATAATGGGTATGCTTTTGTATAAAGATAATGAAAAAATACAGCCTGTTCCTGCAAAAACTATCAATTTCATATATATTGTAAAGCAGTTGATGACGATATTAAATATGCTAAGAGTAAAAGAGGTTTTATTAAAGCAGATTCAAGATAGTAAATATACGAATTACTATCGTCCTCAAAATCTCGTGCTAAGCAGCGGAATGAATATAGTATTTGCAAGGAAGGGAATGCGATTACATATAACTAAAAAGGAGATAGACGAAATGATATATGTCGGCTTTGAAACGATGACCGAATATATTGACCAATTATCTGCAAAATATGCGGCGGATGCTAATGCGCGTATTGATGCGATTGGTCTAGCAAATTAGCTTTTCATTAATAATTTTTTATTGATATAATAGGGTTTTTTATTAATTACCGTAGCATTCGCAGGCAATTTGGATACGAATGTTTTGTCGGGGGCTTTTAATAATATTGGTAGAATTGTATCAATCGTTAATTTTTCTAAATATATGCTATTATTTTCATACAAACTGCTGCTATCGCCGCTGCCGCTGCCGCTGCTGCTTCTACCGGAGCGACGATTGTTATCAATCGCTTTTTTAAATGTTTTGACATATTCTCCTACCTCATCAGACGGCAGGTTGTTATCTACAGATATCCAGGAACGCGGTTCTATCTTTTTATTTCTGAAAGCGTTTATCAATCTCCTATAGTCGGAGTCAATAAGGGACAATTTGGCTGATTTGATTTTTTCGGCAAAACCGAAATCATAAATATACATAGTGTATTCGCAAGATTTTAGATAATAATTTTTGCCGTAAATATTATAGTGATGATAGCTGTTTTTGACTACATTATAATTCATATGATATAGAAAATTGCCCCAATGACAATCGCCGTGAATAAATCCGAGATGATGAAAAGTAGATATAGATAACATTATCTGTATAAATACATTATATAGCACTCTATCATTTTTGAGGAACATTTTACTATTACAGAGCTGTTTCAAATCTCCTCGCGCGAGCTCATTTAATAAAACATAGTATTTCTTATTGAGAACGATATCTGGCAAATTTTTATTGGATATTTTGTCGCAGATAATAACTTTGTAAGTTAGAATGAAATGTCTTGATATCATATTTTTAATAACTTTTTCGGTTATTTTCAAGTTAATCTGTGCTTCAAACAGATTAACGCGGTTATTAATCATAATTTTTGAAGCAATAGGATATTTGCCAAATTCGTTTTTAATAGAGGCTATATATATATACCCGTATTTGCTAATAGAACCGAACTTTTTTGTAAGAAATACTGTGTCGCCTATATTATATCCGTGAACATCGTTGTTTTTTTTAGAATTGATAGCATATTCTTTTAGACACTGCTTGTTATTTATATCTTTTAATTTGTTAGTTATATGCTTATAATAGAATATCCTTTTGTCTAGATTATATTTGAGCGTTTTATCCTTAAAATATTTAAGTAATGCATCGGGAACTTTGATATCTACTTCTTTTCCATTATTTAAATCAAGATATTTGTTATTAATAGTATTTGAGAAATGGCTATATGCGGACATATTTTTAGTGTTAAATATGTGAGATTCAGCCATTATTATGTATATCTTCTATTTATAAAGCAATATTCTAATATAATATTATAATAGATTTAATGAATAACAGAGAAGAAAAAAGGCCTAATGCGGAGCCGTATATATTTATAATAGATTTGGATGGAACTATTATAGGCGATTGTAATTATCAATGTGATTTATATAATATTATTGAATTGGTAAAAAAATATAGGATGAAGGGATTAAACCAATATACTGCGCTGTGTAATAAATATTTGAATGAAAGTTATTCGGAGAAATCGCTGCTAGTGCGACCGCATTTTTTTACCTTTATAAATGCTATGAAAAAGCTGTATCCGTCAAGCTATTTTTATATTTATACGGCTTCTGAGAAAAAATGGGCGAACAAAGAGATAGCCATAATAGAGAAGCATAATAATTTTAAGTTTGACAGACCATTATTAACGCGCGACAATTGTATTATGGATAAATATGGCAATATCGTGAAATCTGTTACCAAGATACTGCCGTTAATTAGTAAGACCATCAAGATACCTAATAATTTTGATATTAGCAAGAGATTGTTAATAATAGATAATAACCCTACATTTATAGATTACACCGACAATCTATTAATATGCCCCTCATATAATTATATGAAGTTTTATGATTTACGCGAGACTTTGCCAAACTATAATAAATGCGATGAGTTGAAAAGTTATATTAACAGATTGGTAAAGGAACAGAGACTGGGTAAAATATCAAAGAAGCCTGAAAACTTAGAGAAGACATACAAATGGCTATATAAAAAATGCAAGAAAATTAATAAATACAATTCCAAATATGAAGGCGATACATTTTGGAAAGACCTCGCTGTGCTTATAAAGCATTACAATATTACCTCGTACAGCCCTAAAATAATAACCGAAATCCAAAAAACCATAACAAAAAAATTAGATTCCTAAGCGAATACTTACGATATAGTAAATAAGGATATGTTGATATAATAATGATATTAGGATATTAGGATATTAGGATATTAGGATTATGATATATGTTAGTTTTGATATTGGGGTTAAGAATCTAGCTCTATGTATATTAAGAAAGACGGAGATATTGGAGATATTGGAATGGCGTATCATAGAATTGGCTTCATCTAAGAAAGAGATTAAGGGAATTGATGATATATCTGAAAGAATTTATATTGAGATGGACAATATAATTGGTGGGTTAAAAAACAAGGGTATCAATATGATAGATTATGTATTGATAGAGAATCAGCCGTCTAATTTAAACGGTATTATGAAAACTATCCAGCATATCATCTATGGTTATTTTAGTTTAATTAAATATTGGGACAAGGAGGTGGGAAATGTTGTCCTTGTAAATGCATCATTAAAAACTAAAAACCACATCTATGTTATAAATATGGAAGCGAATGCAGCGAAGCCGGGAACGGGAACGGGAACGGGAACGGGAACGGGCGATGCGGTGGGAGAGGTGAGGAATAAGAAGGGATTTAGGAGGGATAAATATAAGAATAATAAGATGCTCAGTATTGAGTTATGTCGCCAATATATTAGTGAGAACGAGCAATTACAGAAGAGATTTAATGAAAACAAGAAGAAGGATGATTTGAGCGACGCGTGTTTGCAAGCCGTATCCTATATTAGAAGTAATACAAAGGGTGATATTACTAATAAATATAATAAATTATATAGTAGTGGCATATGCTGTAATGAAGATAATGAAAAGGAAGAAGCGTCCTAAAATATTGGTAATAATGATGTATAGTAATCGCGCGTTGAATAATATAAGAAAGATGCGTTTTAAAAAATCTATGAAAAATGCGAGATTATGTTTTAGATATTGGTACGATGAAGAAGGTATCGCCAAATTATTGAATAATCTTGATGATAAATTGGATGCTATTATAGTCTCTGGTTCTGATTATCGCATAGTTGACAGAAGGTCTCCTAAGGTTCCTGAGATAATATTTAAGCACGCTAACAAGATACATATTTTGGCAATTTGCTACGGAATGCAATACATAGCTGTACGATTTGGGAAGTTCTCAAATGTCCGTGTAAGAGATGCGGGATATATTAGAAACTATGATAGGCCGTTAAAAATAAGGTATCCTTTTGATATTGTAAAGACAATATATAGGTATAATCATAATGATATTGTTATCAAAGTAGGAAAGAATATTGAGAATGTAATGAAAAGGAAAGATATGATAGATATATTATATCATAAGAAGAGGGATATATTGGGGATACAATTTCACCCCGAATATTATGTAAAATCTGGGAAATTATTTTTTGGCACTTGGTTATCCTGGCTATCTCGTAGAAATAGCTAATGCTAATATATGGAAACTTATTTTTATTAGAATGCGTATTAATAAACATTTAAAAATTATAATAGATATATAAACATTTGATACCCAAATAAATATATAATATGGCTTTACTATCAAATTTTAATAATAGAAATGATGATTTAATTGAATTGAATAGAGAAAGTTTCAATAAGCAACCTTTTAGTTTTAATATACCTGGAGGTGGTAAGCAGTCCAATATAGCTATTAACGAAGAATTATTTAACAGGAAAAAAATCAGCGATGATGTTATATCTATGTCTTCCGGTGGTTCTTCACGCGGAAGTTCATCTGGTGGTAAAAAGAGATATATGAAAAATATCGGCAATATATATCGCAATAAAGATAAGATTGGTAGAGGTTCGCGAATGGAAAGCGAGAGCGATAGTGATGTGAGTAAAAAGAGTTCAAGTCGCGACAAAATCAAGAAAATATATGATGATAATATTAGCGAAGCCAGCGGTGCTAGCGGTGGTAGCGATGAAAGCGACGAAAGCAGCGGTAGCAGCATAGGAAGTGATGGAAGTGGAAGCAGCGATGGAAGCGGAGTAAGTGGAGGAAGCGGAGGAAGCGAAGGGAGCGAAGATGGTCGTAGCGGCGGTGGCGGCGGCGGTAGCAGCAAAAATAAGAATAAGTTTTTGAGTCCTAAGGAAATAATAAAGAACGAGATAAACGAAAAGAGAGAGATAATATATCAGCTAGACAGAATGGAATCTAAGGGATTTAAGATACCGTTCAAGTTCAATATGAACTCTGATATTGAAGAGATGCGGACAGAATATAACAGACTTATAAGAGAAAAGGAATTGGACGGAAGCGTAAGATTTCAGCAAAAAATGTTGATGGCATTTATCTCGGGGACTGAATATATTAATGGGCGATATGACCCGTTTTCTATTAAGCTGGATGGGTGGTCAGAACAGGTCAATGAAAATATCAACGACTATGATGATATTTTTGAGGAATTGCATTATAAATACAAGGCGACTGGCAAGAAGATGGCGCCTGAATTGAGGCTCTTTGTATCACTATCAGGGAGCGCATTTATGTTCCATTTAACTAGCAGAATGTTTAAAGAACAGCCGCTCCCCGATGTAGAGAATGTTCTCCGTTCTAATCCCGAATTAATGAAGCAGTTTCAAAATGCTGCGGCAAAACAATATGTGATGGGAAATGGTGCCCCACAACAAATGCCGCAAATGTCTCAAAATCGCGGGTCTAGCAACGATAATATGGGGTTATTTAATATGGTAAGTAATCTATTCGGCTCTTTAAATAGCGACCCGGTACCTTCAAATATGCCAGCATATGCGCAAAATATGAACGGACAAAACAGAGGCGGTGGTATGTCATCGCAGCCTAATGATACAAAACAATACGAAGACATAGATAATATAATTAAGAATGTTCATAGCAAGATATCAATTGATGATAGCGATAATAACATAGAGACTCTTTCAGTTAGCGACGAAGAGATTACTTCAATTATAGAGGATACAGCGGATATCCAGATATTAAAAGGACGAGGAAGACCCAAAAAAGGCACTCGCACATTAAATATATAAAATACCAGGGATATATTAAGGATATTATGAAAATAACAATTTTTTTTTTATTTGATATATTGATATATTGATATATTATGAATAAAAATAAGGGTATAACGAGGGTATAACCAGGGTATAACGAGGTTTAAATAAGGGTTAATTCGGCGCTATTTATCTATTTTTTCTTAGATTGGTTATTTTGTTAGCGGATTTTTTAACAAAGCTGCCGACTTCTTTAACGGATTTAACGATTCTATCGGGGGTGCTGCGTAGAGATTTCATCGGGTTGCGGATAGTGTCTTCTACTTCCTCTTCAAATACCTCTATCTTGGATAATAGGCTGCTTAGGGTGCTTAATAGGATAGGGATGATAATTATGGTGAATAGGAGGGTTAAGAAGAGGAAGAGGGATATCATAGTACCTATGGAGATGATATCGCGGCTTAAATCCTCAGAGCATTTGCATTTCTCGTTGGTTAAATATCTAACATAATCAAAGGCGTAGTATATGTATACGACGAACATTAAGAAGAATACGAAGGTAGCAATTGATAATAATTGGACTACGACGAATCCCATACTTTTAGCGATGCTTTTAAGCGATATAACCGAGGTTATTATGAAATAACCGAGGGCTATTACAGTGAAGTTCTTGATAAAATCCTTGTTAGGGTGTTCCGAACATTCACACCCCATATTCTCCAGCTTGTAAATATAACTGAGGATTATTAACAATAATATAGCAAAAATTGCTTGGATTATGGCACTACTATAAAAAGATAAGTTATTTTCACTCTCTTTCATTGTACTATTTCTTACTCTATACTATTATATAGAAATAATTTTTTTATAATTCAATAATATTATAAATAAAAAACTTAGTAGAATTATCCAAGTTTTTAATATTTATATTTTTAATTTTATCTATTATACAATTATATTTAGCGATAGCCAAGATTTTATATAATTGTTCCAGTAAAATATCTAGAATATATTTATAGATATCGGTATTATATACAATACTAACCACGTAATCTGCGATATTATTTAGCAATATTAGCAGTTCTTCGCGTTTATATTTAATCCATATCTTATTAATATTATTTATCCCGCGCTTCCACTTGGTATATTCGCAGTACATATCGTATTCGTCATTCAATACCAGAAGGTTGTTTTCGTATATATATCTAGGCGGATCCCATTCCTTATTGTTTATATAATTATTCCAGAGCTTATCAAGCATCGCGCAGACATATTCCTTGTCAAATAGAGCGAGTATATTACTATATAATTCGTCGTCGCTCGTTTTAATATAATTCCATATAATCATAAAAATATCGTCCTTGTTATCATTATTATCATTTACAGCGATAATTTCCTTAATTTTCTCGTAGATACTGTCCTTGTTTTTAATACTTAGTTTATTTAAATTACCTATCAAACACCTTTTTAGCTCGGATTTCTTCGTAAAGTCGGGTATTATGATGTGAAATCTTGATTTAACCTTAGGCTTATTATACTTCTCTTTATTATTATATATTTTTTTTGCCCATATCATTTTGGGGTCATAATAAGAGTTGAAACACGAATATGTATTTTTAATATCCACGGCTTTATCCAAAATATTGCGCGGTACATCTATGGAATTATATATATCTCTAAATTGTTCTATACTAATCTTGATGATTTGTTCGTCCATTATAATTAGTTATTATAAATAATCTTATATATTGATTACAAGGATAATAATGATAATAATGATAATATACATAAGGCAAAAACAATAATAAATAATAAAGTATTAATGACGCGCGAGATAATTAATAGATTAGAGGAGCTATATTCAAACTATCTTGTATATAGAACTATAATTGTGTGCGATGATAATAGCCAGGACAAGTATGTCAATATACTTAGAGAGAATAATTATGATTGCTATGTGTTAAAAGATTATGACGCTGCGGTAAATTATGATTCTCTGGATGTAAGGATATTTTTAATAGAGAAGGGGCATTTTATCAAGTTTATCAAGGGGTATATTGATAATAAGATTAGAGCAAATGCGGATACGGATACGGATACAGATATGCATAGATATGGGGCGTATTTTTATAATTCAATTATAATACAATTTGATAATGATAATGATAATGACTATGATATCATAGGAGAAACCGAGAGAATAAAGAGAGAGTACAAGGAAATATCTAATAATTATGATATTATTATCTAATAATAATTTAGAAGATTATACGAGTAGGATATTAATATGGCAGCAAAAAAGAGTTTTTTCGGAAGCGATATATTTATTATGATTTCAATAATATTCTTTTTATTATTGGCAATTGCCGTGTTATTCGCATATAATAAAAATAAAATAATGGAGACTTTTATGGGCGAATCGGCTGATAAAAAATACAGAATGGAGTATTATTATATGGACGGTTGCGGGCACTGCGAGGATTTCAGTAAATCCGGAGTATGGGATAAGCTTAATAGCGAATATGGGAATAAATTAGACTTTAAAAAGTATAATATGAAGGATTGCAAGGACAGATTAGATAAATATGAAATCTCTGGATATCCCACTATTATAATAATAGATAAGAGAGAATCTGAGAAAAAGTTAGAAGAATACAACGATGACAGAAGATACGAGAAAATGAAGGTATTTGTAGGAAAATACGCTGATATGTAGGCATATCCGTAGGCGGTCTTTAGGTGGTCTGTAGGCGGCCGTCCTGAAAAATAAGAGTATATAAGCCTATTAATAAAACTTTATAATAATAAAGGGTATAAATAAAAATGGGAGGCGGATTGATGCAATTAGTTTTGAAGGGTAATATGAGCGAATATATTACCTTAAATCCGCATATTAATTATTATAAATATGTGCTCAAAAAACATACTAATTTTTCTATGGAAACTATTGTTGTTACTTCTACCGGTGATAGCAATATTGGTTTTAAACCATCAACTTCTGAATTGCGTATTAATTTTAAAATAAAGCGTTATGCCGATTTATTATCGGGACTGTTTTTGACATTCAAAATCCCCGATATATACTCTGATAATATATATAAGTTCAGGTGGGTCAATAATTTGGGCTTCAATTATATCAAGGAGGCGCGTCTTAAAATAGGGGTTATTAATATAGAGACGCTATATGGCGAATGGATGAATATATGGAATGAGCTAACTAGTAAAGATAACATAGAATATAATAAGTTGATAGGGAATATAGACGAATATACGGCACCTTTCAATTTCGTGCCAAAATATCGCGTGTTAAATAACAGGCTTTATAATGTTACCTATCCGGTATCAAGTTTCGCGAAAACTCCTCAAACACCGAGTATTAAAAAGAGAAAAATACAGGTTCCTCTCAATTTCTGGTTTACCAAGAATCCCTCGCTGGCACTTCCATTATTAAAATTAGAGAATAACGAAGTTGAATTAGATATATATATTAATGATAATGCTTTTGAGGGATTATATCAGGTATGGAGTAATATATTGAATACCTATGTGAGTCCGCTAATGTATAATACTACACACCGTCCGGCGGTACCTATATCTATTGCGACATTCGTCAAGCCGAGCGATGTCAATTTTGATGTTAATAACGAGCTATTATGTACCTATGTATATTTAGATAGTGCTGAAAGAAGCAGTCTACTATTGAGTACAAACCAGATTAATTATATTATTAATACAGTTAAGAAAACACAGGCGATTGCTTTGAATGCTAATCATACGCTAATAGATATAACAAATGCAAATCATCATATCAAGGAGATTATATGGATTACGCGAAGGAGCGATTCTGTCAAAAACTTCAATAATTATACAAATTACACGGGGTCTCACGAATATAGCGAGGGTCTTGGAATATTAGATAGGGCAACAATATTATGGAACAGAGAAATAACACGCGCTGATTATGATGCTACTTATTATAATCACATAGAGCCTCATAAATATCATACGAATATACCGAGAACGGGGCTATACTGCTATTCATTTGCTTTATTTCCTGAAAAACAGATTAGTTCGGGTTCTTATGATAATACGCAAATTACTACCTCGTTATCTGTGAATGTAAATACGGAGGTTAAAGATGATGACAAATACACATACATTACTAAAACATATACTGATATATTAAACAGAGCCTATGATGTCAATTTTGAAATTACTATATATGTGATAGAAATAAATGTCCTCACAGTCCTTAATGGAGGCGCTGGCTTAAAGTTCAGCTAAGCTATCGTTGCTATCAATTATTTTTATATTCTTTGATATAATTAAAGTATTATGGATTTATTTGTATTGATAATAATAATTGTATTTGTATTTATAATAAAATATTTAATAGATACTATTAACTCTCTCAACGGAGAGATAAGAGAAATAAAAGAAAAATGTATAATCGGCTCCTCCGGGATAACATTTACAAAAAACACCGAAAAACCTTCTGATAATGTTAATAATGAGTTAATAAAGACATTAGTATATTTCAAAGACTATTTTGATAATAACAAATAGAGCTGTAAATACATATAAATAATATAAGCGTTTATAATTAAATGCCGAGAAAAAGTAAAAACAGCGATGTTAAATCTACAATAGATAAGAAAAAGGGCTTAATGAATACTATTGTAAAAGATGTGGTATTAGTGGAAAACGAGGATATTATATTGCAGTTGCCGATATCTGATAATGATATAAATAAAATAAGTATTACGGAAAAATTATTGGAAGCCCCGACGCCATATGAGCCGAACTGTTGTTATATAAATGAGACTAACTTTTATAATACGATTCAGGACAATTTGATTAAGGAAGATAATGACGGAGATACTAACATAGATTATAATGATAATATTATTAAATCTTCAAATAATTGCTATTGGTGTTGCCACGCGATTAAAGACAGGATATATGGGATGCCCTATAAATATAATATTACCACGAATACTTATATATTGTTCGGGAACTTTTGTTCGTTGGAATGCGCGAATGCATATAACTTCTCTTCACACTGTGGGAGCGACAAAGTATGGGAGATAAATAGCTTGATACAGATGCTGAGCAAACATTTTGGATGCACTCGCCCGATACGCCCAGCGCCTTCAAGATTTTTGCTAGATATCTTTAATGGCCCTATGAATATTGAGGAGTTTCGCAAGGGTCATCATACGAATGAAAAAACACACCTATTAAATCTGCCACCTATGATAGCCACTACATACAATTACGAAATTGTAAATACATCCTATCTCAAAAACATTACAGATAATATGAATAATAAAATTGAGGCAAAGAAAAACAAAAAATGATATAAGAACATTAATACAATAAATATTGTGAATTACCCAAATTACTATTGCTATTAAGAATGACAAGTCTTGATAATAATTGCTGCTTTCCAGCTGCGAAAGCCGCGTCAGCCGCGCCAGCCGCGTCAGCTATTGCGAAAGCCGCGTCAGCCGACGATATACACTTTTCGCATTATAGAGTTTCTACTATAACTTGTAATGCGAATATTGGCGAGGATATTAATTTAAACTTGAAGATGCTGTTTGAAAATATTGTAATCATAGATAAGGATGATAAGGACGGGATTGTATGGGCACAATATATGAAGGATGGCGAGGATTTAAATCGCGGGACATATCCCAAGAAGAGGAGGAATAGTAAGAAAAATAAGATGAAGAAAAATAGGTTTGATAACCAGGTTACAATTATATACAAGAACGATAAATATATGCCAAATGTGAAAATATTTAAGAACGGCAATATTCAAATAACTGGAATAAAGGTTGTTGAGGATACTGTCGTTATTGTCAATCATATTATTGAGAATATCAGGAATATCTATGATGATATTAGTAAGGACATTATAAATAACCGCGAGGATAATTATGAATTGAAATTGAAATATCAGAATTTCAAGATTAGAATGATTAACTCGGATTTCAAGGTATATTGCGACGATTCTCTCGCAGTTCCATTCGGCTTAAAGAGACGCGAGATACACAATTTATTTATCAGCGATATATATAATAACAAGTGTTCGTTTCAACCTGGAATATATCAAGGGGTTAAGCTAGAATATTTCTGGAATAAATGTAATGAAAAAAAGAATGGTATTTGTTATTGCCCTAAGAAATGCTATGGAAAAGGAAAGGGAGAAAAGGTGGGTGATTGTAAAAAGGTTACAGGGGCTTTGTTTGAGAGTGGGAGCATATTAATTACAGGCGGCGTATCTTTTGAGCAAGTAGATGAGGTATACAAGTATATCTGTACTTTCTTGATTAAACACAAGGATACAATTAAGAAAATCCAACCGACCAATCTTGTAGCTCAAGATATCACTACGTAAGCTATGCGAGATACGCGAGCTTCGCTATCTTCTATATTATGTCTGTTGTATGACAGCTGAAATTGTAATTATCATTACCGTTGGCTGATGTATATTTTTTATATTTATCGGTATTTATGTGATTATTTCCCGGTCTATTATATGAGGGTATGTGATGACTGGCATAAAAATGCGAGGCATACACTACAGCATCAGGTTCGGGAGGAGGCATTTTATAACTGTTGCCCCAGGGTTTTTTGTCAAATAAGACATCGCCAGTATATAATCCGGCATTTTTTGGCTGAGGAGGGACGGGAACATTATGGCTATAATCTAATTCGGCATATTCTAATTCTTTTTTCATTATTCTATATATAAAATAGATATTATTATATAAAGATAAAATTGATAATTAATTTAAAATAGTATGAGTACTGAAAGAACTGAAAGAAAGAGAAGAAAGGTTGCAGATTTTGTTAAAGATGGTATGGAAACTGCTGATATAAAAGCGATGGTTCAAGATATTGTATTGTATATGACAGAGAACAAGGCGAAACATTCATCCCACGTGGAGCTATTGAATGAAATGAAAAAATCAATTGAGGGTATCTTGTTTTTTGAAGAGAGATATCCTATGTTATATGCTATGGTTACGAAAGAGGAAGGGTTTGAATATAGTAGCCTTGAATATTTTTTAGAGATGCGAGAGAAAATTGTAAATAACCAATTAACATCAGAACAGGCGTCAAAAGTAGTAGGCCAAGTATGGTTTGATAAGTACTATAAAAAACCGGATGGCGAAAAATAGGGGCTGTATCCAAAGGGGGTTCTAAAACATAATCAATAAATTCATTAATTTTTCTAGCTTCTTCCATAATAGATATACAATAGGCTACAAATACAAACTGAAAGTTTCTATATTATAGATATTTCATATTTTTATATATTTTAACGAATATAATATTTTTGTCTATTAAATCTTATAAAAATACTTAGATTACCACAGCAATTCTTGAGACACTAGAATATTAATATTTTTTCATTTTAAAATTTGAGTACATCTCTTGAATTATTTTGTAATTTCTAAAAAACTTTTGAAATTTTTGAAAAAACAGAAAGATGTACTCAAATTTTAATTTTCAATTTTTAGAAAAATCTGGCTTCTTTTTATGACATCATAATGGTAATGAGAAAAATACACTAAGCCTATCAATAGCCTTCATAAAAATAATAATAATCAATATTATAGGAATATAGGATTATAGGATTATAGGAATAAATTTGTTATATTTTGAGATTATTAAAATAAAAATTGACACCAAAATGTATTTAAATTATTACTATCGCAGTCAAAGCTAGTCAAAGCCAAAAGCTAAAGCCCGCTACCGAACAGCCTATCAAACTTCAAAAGCCTTTCCAAGTTTTATCTAGAAACTCTTTCAGAAGAATGTCCGCTGCTGCTGCTGCAGCTACCACCACCCAGACTATCGGAATGGCCTTCAAGGAGTATATGAAGAATATTCCCGATGAGATTAACACATCTAAGGGTTTGGATGAGCATTTCGCTCAGTTCAAGAAGGATTTCAAGGAGAAGAAGAAGAATAACAAGATTGAGATTGCCGAAAAGAAGAAGGATACCAAGAAGAAGAAGATGAGCAATCTTGATGAGGATGGTAATGAGAAGCCTAAGAGGGCTCTTACCAAGTATCAGCAGTATATCAGGGACAATCAGCAAAGGATTCGCGAAGAGTTTCCCGAGCTTTCAAATACAGAAAGGTTCTCTAAGCTCGCCGAAGAGTGGAAGGCTTACAAGGCCACTCTCGCTGATGCTGCGGATGCTGCGGATGCTGCGGATGCTGCGGATGCCGACGAGGAAGAAGAGACTGTTGAAGCTCAGGAAGCAGATGAGACTGAGGAGGTGGAGGAGGTGGAGGAGGCAGTAGTTGAAGAAGATGAGAAGCCTAAGAAGGCCAAGAAGGCCAAGAAGGAGGCTAAGACTGACAAGAAGAAGAATAAGGATTCTGAGTAAATAAGTGGATGTGGATGCGGATGCGGATGCGGATGCGGGAGTGTAAAAGGAGATAGATTAGGGTATATATATTTTTATATTTTATTTTTTTGGTTTTTTGCTTGTAATCGCGGGTGTTATTATAAATATCTAAATAATAATATAGATGCTTATAGAGTTGTTTATTGGCTCAGTAATAATTGGGGTTATTATTGGGTTGATTGGTATTGGTGGTGGCATTTTACTATTGCCTTTATTAGTTTATTATGATTTTTCGTTTCAGCAAGCTGTTGCGATATCTCTTTTCTTAAATACGATACCTAATGCATTACCAGGATTATATCTATATTATCAGCACGGATTTTTGGATTTTAATGCAGCTATTATAGTAGCCGTCGGAAGTATCCTTGGTGGAGTTGCAGGGGCTTATATTGGTACAAATAATTATATAGATGACAGGACATTATATAGAATATATACGGTATTTCTAATAATGACAGCAATATATTTATACTTCTATTATTGTTAGGGCTATTGCCAGAGGGAGGGCTATTGCAAAAGCAAAAAGATAAAAAATGATAATATTATAAAGCAATAAGATATTCAAGAGAAGATGTCTAATAAATCTAAGAAGGCACTAGGACAATTCTATACGACAAATAACGAATATATTCTACAAAATATTACAATACCCGACGATATCGTTGATATAATTGAGCCTTTTGCGGGTAATGGCGACCTTATAGCTTTTATAGAAAATGCCGGAAATCTCAAAAATATTAAATATAACATAGAGTGTTATGATATAGAGCCTAAGAAGGATTATATTATAAAGAGAGATACGATAAATGAGCCACCAGATTATAATAATAAATATGTTATAACAAATCCGCCTTATCTCGCGAGAAATAAAAGTGCTGATAAAAAGTTATTTGATAAATATAATGTCAACGATTTGTACAAGTGTTTTATCAAGAATATTATAAGCAATACTTGCTCGGGTGGGATTATAATAATCCCTTTAAATTTCTGGTCTTCTATTCGTCAGGCGGATATAGAGTTGCGCAAGTTATTTCTAGAAAAATACAAGATTATTAAATTGAACATCTTTGAAGAACAAGTGTTTTCTGATACATCTTATACAATCTGCTCCTTCCAATTTGAACTAAAACAAGGTTATTGCGATAATATGATAGATATCACTATATATCCTTCAAAGGCTAATATAATTACTGAGTTAAACTCTAAAAATAACTATATGATTGGCGGCGAAATATATAAATTGCCTCTAAATAGTATTTATACAATTACGCGACTTACTAATAAAAATATTGACAAATATAATACAAATATCGTTGTTAAATGTATAGATGATAATATTACATCACAGATAGGATTATCATATGTAGAAAATAAAGATATATATATAGATAATACACCGAATCAATCGGCGCGGACTTATGCGACGCTAATAATAGAACCGGCAATAGATGAAGAGAAGCAGAAAAAATTAATTGTTAGCTTCAATAAATACTTGCGCGAACATAGAGAAAAGTATAATTCGCTTTTCCTAACAAATTACAGAGAAAGCAAGGATATAGCAAGAAAGAGAATATCATTTGACCTTGTATATTCAATCGCCGAATATCTGTTAGACAGATTAGATAGCACAGAATCTCCCTGATTTTACAATATCTTTATTGAAATCGTATAAGCTTCCTACAAAAATATTATCTTTAATATCAGAATATCTTTCTTTGTTCAATAAATAATTAAACTTTCCGATACTTTTATAGCTCGTATCGCCATCTAGAATATTGAAGAACAGTACATCATTATTTTTTGCGTATTTAACTAAGAATTCCATTTGACATTTAATAAAATGATACACTTCTCTTAGCGACCGCGTTTGTGAGCCTCCGCTATCACATATAAACTTTAAGTTAAAATAAAGTTTTTTACTATTTCTATTTATTACTCCGTCAAAGTTTTCAGTAAAATCAAATCCATTTTCATTTGTCAAAGGGCATCTAATATTTTTTATTTCTATATTTTCTATATCTAATCTGTCATCTGTCTTTTCTAATTTAATAGAAATTAGTCTTTCTATAATTTCTATTTGATATTTTTCACATTCATTTGATTTTCCATTATTATACCATTTACAATTTTTGCGCCAAATTTTTGTTTGATAGCACGACTGAACTATTTCATAATCAGATTCTGATTCTTCTAGGCAAATAACTGACATAGTGATATTTTGCTCTTACTCTTTATTTTTTTGCGTAGCTGTCAATTTTTCATCATATTTTTATAAAAATTGATATAAGCAATTAAATATATATATTTTTTAACAAAGTATTATTATGAGCAGTGATATGCCTTCGTCCAATGTCCCCCCTACCAATCTTACTCAATTAATTGAAAAAACTTACAGTAATTACGATGGCAATACTACTTATGCAAATACTCTGATTAATACGCTGAAAAAATATCATTTCTGGCCGAATATCAAGGTTAAGAAGTTCAAAGATAACGAGGATATTGTTCTCCTTCACACTAATTACAAGATGAGTGATATTTGCGAATATAAGGAGCTTTATGAGCAGTGTCGGAGTATTGTATTGGATTTTACTCTCTCTTGTAATAATAATGTTGTCGTTACGTATGCAAATTCTGTTCCGCGTAGAATCGGGTATGAGGAATATATTTCGGCGAATTACAGCGATACCGACAGATGTTATGAGGCTTATGATGGAACTATTATTACTGTTTATAATTATAAGAATAAGTGGTATTTCGGGACATCCAGTTGTCCTGACGCGAATAGTTCAAAGTTCTCGCATCCTACGAAATCGCACGGTAAGATGTTTGACGAGGTACTATACGGATTTTATAGTAAATCTCCGGAAACTGCCGAAATGCTTTCGCGCATTCCGCCAGATGATGTCGGAGAGACTCTGCGGGCTATGTTCGCGTCAAATTTGAATCCCGAACACGCTTATGAGTTTGTCTTGATTCACTATGATAACAAGCATATTATTGATTATACTGATGTGCTAGGCGAGAATTATAAGGAGCTCGTGCATATCAATACGAAGAACCGAATTACGCTAGAAGAATATGATATTAATCTATCGGCTATCCAAGAGCTCTTTAATATGGGTGTAAAATATCCGGCGTATTTCGCAGATATCAATCAGGCTAATGCCTATATTAATGAGAATAAAAGCTACGGATTGATTATCAAGAAAAAGGTAGATGGGGAGAACTTTTCGCGGCTATACAAGATATCCTCTATGTATATTAACTATCGCGAAGAGACTGACCCGTGCCATCCTAATGTATGGATGAATATTCTTAGCGTCTATATGAAAAACAAGCAGAATTATACGATTAAGGATTACATCGCGACATATAACCCTAATATCCAGATTCCGCTTGATAACAACGGGAGACAGATTGACCCTACATATCTTGTACATACGATTATTTCAACTATCAAGGATAGCCTCTACAGCTATTATAAATCAACTACGACATATAATCCAACTTATAAGAGATACAAGATGAATAAGGAGATGGACAAGCAATTTGCGCCAATTATCCAGTATCACTTGGCGCAGCTGAGAAATCTACAAATTACAACATTCAGCAAGAAGCTTATTACGAGCTCAAATATTTATTACTATCTATGCCAATGCAACGACGTCAAAAATATCAAGACGCTTATTCAGTTCTTCGCGTCCAATCCAATTAACGAAATGCAATCCCGGACATCTATGTGTTTCGCAATTATGAATACCTTGATTTCATAGGTATCTCTGGGTATCCGGATGTCAAAAATATATATATCTCAATAAGAATAGATAGATAAGGATATATGTCGGACTATTTTTCCACACAGGGATGGGTGTATATTGCAGTTAGTATTATACTTACTATAATATCTCTTGCGTTGAATGTGTATTTGGAAGGTCCCGGATTATATTTAATAGCGTATTTTGTATATCTGTTTGTCATATTATTGACGGCTTACAATATAACTTGTTTAACAAACGGAGAATGCTATGTGTGGAGCTGGATTGTTACTATACTATCAATAATACCTATGATACTTATGATAATCCTAATAGTATACATCATATTATATGAAAAAAATACAAAGGTATAATTAGTATAATTAGTATAATTAGTATAATGCGATTTATGTTTCTTTGATTTTATGTTTTTTTATTTTTGTAAAAATTGATTATATAAGATAAAAATATAATAAACTATATATTAATAGAATGTTTTACAATTATAAGTTTGATTCGGCCGACCCTTCAAATAATCACAGCTTTGATATTCACGATATTGACTTGGCGATTGTCAACGGTATGCGAAGGATTATTATGACGGATATTCCAAACTTGGGAGCAATCGGAGAAAAACTGGAGAAGGAGGAGCCTACTGTTAGCGTCATCACTAATACGGGAGCATTACACGATGAGTTTATTATACATCGCATCGGGCTAATTCCTATCTGTATGACGGCCGACGAAATTGAGAATTACGAGGATAATTCGCTCGTGATTGAATTGAATGTTAATAATACTACGAATAAAAGTATTGATGTGCGAACCTCAGATTTCAAGGCGACCTTTAATGATGTAGAAATTACTGAGAAGAAGCTGAGAGAGTTATTTCCGCCAAACAAGGTATCAAAGTACAATATCTTGATTACGAGATTGAGACCCGGCGAACATCTACATTTGAAGGCGAATATTGTGAAAAGAACTGGACGAGATAATGCATCGTTTAACCCGGTTTCATTATCAAACTTTTCGTATATCCAGGACCCCAAGGAAGCTAAGAAATACGAGAGCTTGCTTGATAAAGAGCGGGCATATTATATGAATGAATACGGCGACCCTACGAAGTTCAAGTTTGACATAGAGCATATTAATGTTAATATGGGGCCCCGATATTTAATCCCGAAATCGCTGGATATTGTTATAAACAAGCTGAATAATCTAATGACTGAATTGGTTAATATTAATACGACGGAAATTGTGAAAATACAGCAATTCCAAGATATCGCCGAGACATACGAGTTTATTATTGATAACGAAGACGATACGTTGGGAAACATTATACAATCGTATGTACACGACAATTATGTGAGGAACAAGAAAACTGTCAATAATATGGCGTGCAAGTTCATAGGCTATATTTGCCCGCATCCTCTCAAATCTACTATGATTATAAGGATAACTCTTGACAATATTACTGATAAATATATGTTTATCGCATTTATGGATAAAGTATGCAAGGAGATTGTCAGTTATTTGGTTGATATTAAGACAAAATGGAATAAATTCGCAATTGATAATAATGTATCATAATTTATATTATTATATATTAAAAGAAAGGGAAAAATAATATGTCAATTAATATCAACGACAACGAGTATATTTTTGAGGAAGAAGAATTGGAGGACATAGAATATCTAGAAATAATGAGTTTAGATGATATTATTAAAGACAATCCTTCATTTATAGCTTTGTCCCGCGAGGAAATAAAGAGCAGTTTATTTGAATTGTTCGCGAATAAGAAGAAGGCCAATAATATAACAAATCTTTTTTACGATATAATAAATGATATAGATGGCAATCGCGGGAAATTGAAAAATTACGATAATTATGTGTTTGATGCCGATGCTGAAAAGAAAGATTACAGCGCAGATATTGTGGATAAGGCCGAAGTTGCCAATTTCAACAATCTGAAAAAGAAGACCGTAATAAATCACGATATAGCAAAAGAAAAATATTTTTTTTGCATTAAATACAATAATGATTCAGAGAAACTGCGATTTAAGCCCGACGCCAAGATAAACATCACTATAGAACCGCGAGACAAGGGGTTTCCCATATATTACCCAGTATTCCCAGCAGATGATGTGAATATCCCTATAATATCTGCTTATTACAAAATACCAAAGACTGTTATAAATGATTACCTATACACTAAGATAACATCGCATTTAACGACGAAGAAAAATGCGAATATGAATATGAATATCAATTACGTATCTTCGGAAAATTGCGAAAATGTCAGCGAGTTAATAAAGGGCGTCAAACCGGATATTAGCAATATCATAGAGTATCTCAAAGATAGCTTTGAGCTTGATTATTATAACATAGAGAATGTCTTGAATAAGTTTGGTAAATCTTTGGATTTTATTAATAAGGAGGATTTTGGTGTTTTATGCGATTATCTCGCAGATGTTATGGGGCAATATAAGGAGCGAAAGAATGTATCAAGGCCTGTTAAAATTAAGAAGCCGGATATTATAAATAAGAAGTTAATATTCTTTGATAAATTGAATACTAGCATCCAGCTATTGAACATTACAGAAAAGGTGATAGACTTTTTGGATAAAAATAAGATGAGTTTGGAGGACTATCGCGAGAATAATATAATGACCGATAAAATAAAGCCGTTGAGTTATTTAAAGACTTATGATATCGTAGAAGAAATCAGATATAGAGGAAATGGGAATGTTGATGATAATGCGCTTATCTTAGAGATACTAGATATTATAAAGCATTCTTTGAAAAATAGCAATATCTTGGAGGCCATTCAATCTATAGATGGCATCTTGAAGACGCACGAAAAGAAAGAGATTATTGTAAAGAAATATGAAATCGCCAGAAAGGAAAATGAATATTCGCGAAATCACATATTTGACTATGACAAGGATGGCAAGCAATATTTAATATCATATCGCGAACACAAAGAAATAAAAGATAGCCACTATAATGACAAGAACGAGGGAATCCCTATGACAGAGTTTGAGACTCAAGACGCGACAGATGATGCTAACGCGGCGAATGCTGGCGAAGGAACCGACGGCGCTGGCGCTGGAGCTGGCGACGCCGAAGATATTGGGTATATAACTGGGTTTAATGAGTTAAGTCGTTATGATATAGAGAAATATATAACTAATATTAATTATAAGAATGAGCTGGGATTTGTAGATAGTTTGGCGAATATGTTGAATATCCTGAATAATATTGGTAAATCGGCTAATATTGATTTTGATTATGATGCCTTATGTAGCGAGCTTTTCAAGTATAATCGCAGTATCCCAAAGAGACGCGATATGTATATGAAGGCGTTTCAAGATAATGATTTGGAAATAAGCGAAGAGATGCTCAATTATTTGGATAAATTGTCGCCCAAATCTATATTAGCATTAATTAATAATAGAGATAAACCTTTTTCAGATATTGACGATATTGAGGAGACTATTATAGTATCTAATAATAAAAGATGGTGTGAGGAGTTTAATGATATGTTTTTAAATGCCCTGGCGTATTGTATAATAAACCTACAAGATAAGATATTGAATGATACGATATTCATAGATGTTGATTATTTAAATGGTAATTTCTTGAGTTATTGGGATAACTGCGGTTCGCCTCTTAATAAAAAAGAAGACCGCGGAGTTATGTCATATATCATAGAGGTTGCCACGGATTATTTGATAAATAATAGTAATAATGAGTTTTTGATACAAACAGATAATACACAAAACGATAATATGTTTAAAAGGACTTACAAAGTGATTAATAAATATTATTCGGAAAATCTGGAGAGAATGAAAAAGAAAGATGATATATGTAGGGAGAAAAGGAAGGAGCAGAAGGGTAAAATAGAAAAAGATAAATTACTCAGTTTATATAAAAATAAAGAATGTGGGAAGGAACTCAGCTTATGTAGGGAGCAATATATACAATCTTTGATATATATGCCTGATGTAAATTATGTAAAGATACACAAGTTTTTAAATGGCTGTTGCCTGAAGAAGCTAGATGATAGCTTTAACGAAGATATTGATTTAAAAAATGCAAATCGCCTGGAGCTGATAGGATTTAAGAAAAAATATGCTGAGAAAAAGATGACAAATAAGCCTCGTGATTTGAGATTCATCCCCAAAAAGACTGCCAAGACTGCTAAGGCTGCTAAGGCCGACGCTACCGATGCAGATGATGCGGGAGCAGGAACAGGAGACGCCGGCGAAGAAATTATTGAGCGTATATATTTGGACGATTATATATAAGATATGAATAATAATTCTAAGATAGTCAGGAGATGGCTTGATGCGATGAAGGGAAAGAATAATAGCGTATTTCCTGATAATATTATAGCAGATTTTGAGAATGGCAATATAAAATCTATTAAAAATAGTATAATATCTAATGTAGGTTTATTGACGAAAACCTCAAAGCATTCTGGCGATGAGTTTATTGACAATTTTAATAATGTTAGGAAGAACGGGAAGGGCGGTAAGGGCGGCAAAGAAGCATCTAATGATAAAATAAAATATCTTAATATAATTCGGGCAATTATAAAAACCCTTTATGGACACTTGCGAGCCGAGGATAATAACGAGGAAATCAAAGTATTGCTTGCCAATTCTATTAAGGATTTAAGGGATATTATAATAGATTTGAAGGAATTGAATAAAATATATAACGATGATATTGAGAATGAGATAGAAATTATAAATAAGTATATAGTTAGCAGGGCATTATGCTGTCCTTTTAATATTGATAATACTTTAAATGGAAAGATAATATCGGATATTATAAGCAGCCAATATATATACAAGATAACTGCTAGCGTATACGAAGATGTTTTTAAGATAATTAGAATAACTTTCCCGACATTAGAGGAAAACATAGATTTTTTGAATAAACAGCGCGAGAAAAACAAGCAGGAAAAAATAAAGGCCTTCAATAAAATAACAGTAGAAGAGAATGCTCTAATAAAAGAGCTCAAAAAAGCTGGATTTAAACAGGAATTACTTGCAGAGAAAAAAGAAGATGAGGATGAAATCAATAACCTCTTTGATAATGTTATTGAACCTGGCGACAACGGCGATGAAAATAACAACGAGTTCAACGAGATATTCAACGATAATGCCGGAGGAGCCGGAGGCGCGGCTAGACAAGATATTAACGAGGAAAATATGCTTATGACCTATGACAGAGAAGACGATGATGAAAATATGAATACAGAAGATATGGGGTTTTTATATAATTAATGGGGGAGAAAAGGCTAAATGAATTGCTATTTAGAGGCTCGTAAGCTATTTATATTACCATTATGATGTATTAAAAAGGAACTGAGTTTTTATAAATTTTGAAAATTAAAATTTGAGTACATCTCTTGATTTATTTTGTAATTTCTAAAAAACTTTTGAAATTTTAGAAAAAACAGAAAGATGTACTCAAATTTAAAAATGAAAAAATAAAGATTTTCTAGTGTCTCTATAAATGCTCTGTTAGTTTAAGTATTTTTATAATAATTATTATAATTATTGTAATCACTATGTATCTCTAAAAGTTAAAAAGCGGACAGCCTAGTGTAGTCTAAGTTATACATTTTCGCCCGCGCCATATATTTTAGTATCGGCACCAGTCGCCGTCGTTGTAGTTAAATCGTTTTTTGGTGGGACAGTTGATATATTAACAAGGGACGCTCCTTGTGCTACCATCTGCGCTGCTTGTGCTGCTTGTGCTGCTTGTGCTGCTTGTTCTGATTGTCCTATCAAGGATAACTGAGAGGCTTGAGATAATTGAGATAGTTGTGATAAATGCGGCAGCTGCGATAGCATAGCGTCTTTTTTGCCTCCACTGAGTCTTTTGGAGACATTAGTATTGCCTATGATGCCATTTAATTGTATGGGTATGTGTCTCTCGGCATCAGTGAAACATTTGGCGACTTCTATTTTATATTTTACAGGTATCTCTTCAAACGAGCAATCTTGTATTAAATTGTCATATTTTAGTGATAAGATATTGTAGGTTTCTTTTGAGACAGCCCCGTCGCACGCTTCTATTTCTTGAGACAGAAGCATAAATTGCTGGGATAATTTTTTAAATATTTCAAACTTTTCGCTAGCCTTTATGCTGTTTGTAAGAGACATTATAAGGACGCTCACGGCATTTACGATAATATTCGGGATCTTGATAGCATTTGCGTCCTCGCTGATACTGTTTATAATACACATAGTTGAACTTGTTAATACGAGAGGTATATTAAAGCAGAACTTGACAAAACTCCAGTGAGACGATGCCTTCGTACATAATAGTGTCATAGACTCGCATTTATCCAACAATTTATCAATATTGTGCATTATTTTTTCGGTTATTCTTAGTTTATCTAATAATATAATATTTTTTTATTTGAATTATTATATTAGATAAGCGTATGAATATAGAAGTTAAAACGAACGACTGGGTTCTTCCAAATAGAGTTGGTTATAACAAAAAAATGTATGATATATTTCATCCTTCAAAATATCACAAAAAGACTACGGCAGCCACAGCGAAAGCAGCGAAAGCGTCTTGTGAATGTACAAAAGATTCGTGTGAATTAGATGTATCTAAAGTGTCTCTTTTTCCGCAGCAAAGGATTGTCAAGGATTATATGCAATTTGACAGTCCTTACAGAGGCATCCTGTTATATCACGGATTAGGTTCAGGTAAATCTGCCGCATCAATAGCGGCTTCCGAAGGATATATTAATCGTAAAAATGTTATTATTATGACTCCCGCGTCATTATCGCAGAATTATGAGAACGAATTGATGAAGATATCTACTATCGGCTTGAATCTAAAAAAATCCTGGACTTGCCTAAAAGTTATTAAAACAAATCCCAAGATGATGGAACAGCTCAAAGGGTACGCCATAGGTAAGCAAATGGTTAAAAAAGAGGGAACTGTATGGGTTCCTTTATATAAGAAGGATATAGGGGATGCCGAGATAGTTATAGATAATATTAAATACTCTGATATGGCTTCAAACGACAAAGAGGATATCAAAAAGACGATAACGCATATAATAAGGAACAGATACAAGTTTATAAATTATAATGGGATTACTATGAAAATGATAAAAGAAATGGGCGACAATCCTTTTGATAATTCCTTTATAATAGTTGATGAGGTGCACAATTTTATCAGCAGAATAGCAAACGGTTCCAAAATAGCTATGAAAATATACAATAATATTGTTAGCGCTAAAGATGTTAAATTGGTATTATTGTCGGGGACGCCTATTATTAATCATCCATATGAAATATCATTTTTAATCAATTTATTACGAGGCCCTATGAAGACTTATAAAATCCCTATAATAGATGGCGTAGCCGACAAGAATCAAATAATAAATAAGTTGTCAAAGGCGCAATTGTACGATTATGTTGATGAATTATATTACGACAATAGAAATCTCAATATTATATTATTACCTATAAATTATGTTCGCAAAGACGATGTATCATCTGCTATAGTAAAGAAGGATTGGGGAAGGGACGAAGATACAATTATAAAAGAGATAATAAAAGCTATTAATGCACAAGGAAACGACGCGAGTACAGGAAAAAAGCCCGCGAAGCCGAAGCCCGCGAAGCCTACGAAGTCCGGAATAGATGTCAAGAAGCCTTATTTAATAGTAACGAATGGAACTACGGGCTCGTTAAAAACAAAGATGGCTGACGAAATTATTAAGTATTTGAAGTTGAACCCGACGAATACGAAGATAAATATAGATGATTTGGTGATAAAGAACAAGGAATATAAGAAGCGTGTATTAGATATAATCAAGAAGGTAGCGAAGGAATGTAATAATAACAAGACGTGTATATCTGAAAAATACGAGAATCCCAGCGATAAATTGCAAGAAGATTTTGCCAAGGCCTATTATGATGTAAGGAAGGGTGAGGGTGGTATTAGTTGCACGGACAGTTTTAAAAACTCTTGTGATAAATTGAATGATTTGAATTTGGAGAATGCTTTGAAAGAGAGCAGAAATATTGTATTTGAATCGCAGGGCATCTCGGTTCCATCGTGGCTATTGTCTCAGCCTTATTTGACCGAAAAATATAATGTCATATTTGCCTATTCTCTCGCGCCTATTAAAAAGATTGTGGATGTTATCAAAAAGCGTGCGAAAGCGAGAATAGACAAATATCTCAAGAATCCTAATGAAGATGCACCAAGGATGCCGTCAGTTGACAAAAAGATAATAGGGAATAACATTAAAAATATTGTGGCAACATTAAAGGAATTGCGTAAAAATTGTATAAATGACGTGGAATATTTGAAATGCGGTAATAAAAAAATAGACAAACTCCTAGTATATGAGACTGACAAAGATTTTAAATTCAATCTGGTATATGATAATTATAACAACGATGATATAACAGATGCCGAGTTTGAAGGCCTAATCTATGATATTGTTAAAATGGATGCCAAAGGCAATTTTGATGAATCGGGTATATCTTTGAGTACAAAATATGACACCGAACATAACTATGCTTTGCCTAGTAAAAAAGAGGATTTTGTCAAGTTCTTCATAAATGATGATGACCCCGAAAATATCAAGGTAATTAATGAGGATTTATTTAAAAGACGCGTATTAGGCATTTTGAGTTATTATAAGACATCTGGTTCCGAACTATTTCCCTCGCTATTACCTGAAACTATTAGAAATATGTATATGACCGACCATCAAATCAAAAAATATGTAGATGTTCGTATTAAAGAAATAGCTATGGATGACAGCAAGAAGAAGTTCGGCAACAAAGGAGCTGCAGAAATTAGCTCCGTATATCGCGCATTCAGTAGATTAGTATGTAATTTCGCGTTTCCCGAAGAAATACCGCGTGAATTCCCTCAGGATGTAAGGACATTAAAGAAAAAAGAGATGGCTATGAATGAGGAAGATGGTGCTAATAGCAAGGACAGTAAGAATAGCGAAGATGCTGCAAATGCTGCAAACGCAGAAAATGATAAAAAGAAGTTCAATAAAGAGATAGACGCTGAATACAATAAAAAATTAACGAAGGCACTTAGTGATTTAAAGAAGGGCGATTATTTGGAAAAGAAGAACTTGCGCGAATACTATAGTCCGAAGTTTGCGCAAATGTTGGAAGATGTAAATACATCACCTGGGAGTGTCCTTGTGTATTCGCAGTTTCGCGTCGTAGAGGGTTTGGGGATATTCAAGGAGGTTCTAAATAAACACGGATATGTTGAGATTAATGTTATAAAGAACGACGAATACGGGTATATATTAGAAGACCCTGATGTATTTGATGAAAAATATGATAATAAAAGATATGTTATGTTCAATTCTGACAGAGAAAAGACCAATATATTAATGAATCTATTTAACGGGGATTTTGCGAATCTCCCAGATACTATCAGGAGTAGCTTGCCGAATAATGGAGAAGGCCTGGAACAAAGATATGGAAAGATTGTAAGGGTTATGATGATTACGCAATCGGGTGCCGAGGGTATATCGTTGAAGAATGTAAGACGCGTATTGATAACCGAGTATTTCTGGAACTCTGTGCGCATAGACCAAGTAATAGGGCGTGCCGTTCGTACTTGTAGTCATATGGGATTGCCTGTGGAAGATAGAAATGTGGGGGTTTATAAATATATTATGAAGTTTACTACGGATCATATAATAAATAACCCGACACTCAAAATAAAGGACGCCGAACTATCTACAGACGAGCATATCTATGACAAGGCTAACAAAAAAGAGGAGTTAATCAAGAACTTCTTGGATATGTTAAAATCATCTTCAATAGATTGTGTGATACACGCTGATGTTAATAAGCCTTTGAAGAATGGCTATAAATGCTATAACTGGCCTATAAATATGAAGGACGATAAATTGGCATTTACACAGAATATATTGAATGATGGCAAAATAACCCAATACAAAAACTATGAAAGAGTGAAAACAGACAGAGGCAAGGTTGTATCTAGAGATGGCGTCAAATATGTGCTATTAAATGATAAGCTATATGATTACAATAGCTATAAAAATGCAGGGGTATTATTGCTGGCCTAAGTCGCCTAAGCCGCGCCTAAGTTGCCTAACTTACTCTAACTTACTCTAACTAATACATATAAATAATAAATTATAGTAAATAAGAAGCATATACTTATTTTTAATAATAAATATAAATGAACGATATAATATTTAGATGTATTCGCAATATTAATATGGAAGATGACATAGAATATGATATTGAAAATACAGATAATATTAATATAGTAATTGAAGATATCGCGGAAGCTGGCGAAGCTCGCGAAGCTCGCGATACAGCAATTGAAGACGCGACGGATACCGAGGATGCTATGGAATCCGTAGTATCCCCCGCGATGATTTCTGCGGGAACAGGGAGATGTATATGTAGATATAATAATTTTAATTTATGCGACCGTAATATTGGGGATAACTTATTATATTGTAGGTATCATAAGAATACTAAGATTGGCTATATACACAAGATATTTTATGATGTATTTAAGGACAAAGAAGAGATAACTGCAGGTGATTTATATATGTTATATAGGCACATTAATGGTAATTCTGGTTTTTGGTATATCAAGCAGTTATATATAGATTTATTAAAAAATATACCATTCAAGATATTATTAAATATAGCTGAGAAGAATAATATAATATCAAATGAACGCAAATATAGTAAGAATGAGATTTATTTGCGTCTCTATAATATTAATAAAAATACTTGCGAACTAGAAAGCAATAATATAAATATAGAATCATTTTGCAAGATACAGCAGAGACTCAAAGAAAGATTGAGAGATAGAATAAAGAATCGGGTTAGAGATAGGCTGCGAGATAATATATTTAACTTAGAGGATTATGAGTCTGGAGTTGCCCGTGGTGATTATATGAATAGCGAGGAACTTTTTACAGGAGAGAATATATGCGATATACCCCCTAAGAGATTATATATATTATGCAATAATAAGAACAAGGACAGCGAGAGCAGCGAGAGCAGCGAGAGAAGCGAGATAAGCGAGAGCAGCGAGCGTAGCGGTAAGTATGTATTTGATGCTGTAGAATTGGAGTATTTTGTTAGAAAATGCAGAGAGAATAAACAGGAGCCTTATAATCCCTATAATCGCGATAAGTTGGATGAAGACTTTTTGGAGAATCTTTATATATTTATAAAATATAATGACCTGCTAATCAAGAATGATGAATATTTGTGGGAAAACAATATGCACGCATTTACTGAATTGTCATTAGAAATAGAAAGCAGAGGGTTTTATAATAGCCCTGAATGGTTTGAGAGATTAAAAGATGCGGATTTCCTAAAAGTAATCAAATATTTTAAATTATTCTCAGCCAATACTCCAGAAAGTAATAAGTATTTTAATGAAATCCGCGCAGATACCTTGATATTTGATTTTTGCAAAGATGCCATAAAGATGTTCAAAGAATGCAATAACGAATATTATATATTATGCTGTAATTTTATCAAGGCTATGGCATTATGCTCAAATAACTTTTATAATAATTTGCCAGCGTGGCTATTAGCTAATGGAACAGGCGGAGCCGTAGGAGCCGTAGGAGCCGGAGCGGGCGGAACTGGAGGCCATATTGGAATTGGTGGTATTATTGATAATATTCGTATAAATACAAATCTTGAAACGTTGATGGGGGCGATGAATAGGAATAATGCTTCAGAATTGGCAAATAATTTTTTATTATATTATTATGTAGAATATATTTAAAGTTGTTATACGAATATGAATATTAACACGAATACATATGATATCAAATATACGCCCGACTTTGCTTATACTCCAATAAGCTCTCAATCTCTAGTACATACTCAAAATGTAATGGAAGAAAAACAAAAAAATACAATAGATACATATATAAGCAAATTTAAAACATCATTTTATGGTTTTTTATTATTTATTATTTTATCACTTCCAGTTGCATATAAAATATTGGATATGATTGGAAAAATAATATCACAAAACATAGAACTATATGATTTTAACACAGAAGAACCTTCGCCATTAGGACGAGTAATAATGGGATTAATAGTTTTAATATTATTATTTATCTTGTAAGAATCCCATAGAACACATTACATTACTTTACTTTTTCTTAGTAGCTGCAACCTTCTTAGCTGCCTTCTTAACCGGCTCAGGCTCGGGCTCAGGCTCGGGTTCAGGTTCCGGCTCAGCCTCTTCCTCATCTTCTTCCTCTTCCTCCTCATCATCTTCTTTATCATCTTCTTTTTCGTCTTCTTCATCATCTTCCTCCTCTTCTTCTTCCTCCTCTTCCTTTGAAATTACAGGAGCCTTGACAGATACTGGAACAGGAGCTGGAGTCGCGGCAGCTGCAACCGTCTTCTTTTTGTCTTGAACGACCGCAGATACTGACGATACTTTGGAAATTACCTCGGTATCTACATCAATATCTTCATCATCATCCTCGTCATCTACATTTTCCTCATCACTATCTTTTACAAAGGTAATCTTGGAAGTGTTAATCTTTTGAAACTTGGCAGAAACAATCTTCCAGCTACATCCAAACATTCCCGCAGAGAACCAGAGACCATTCAATTGGATAATGAATTGCGCCTTTCCACCCTTGAGATTTGCAACATATTCCTTGAAATCAATCTCGTTATTATCCATATCATAGCAATCAAAGTCAAACTTATCCTCTTCCGAATTATAAGGAATCTTGGCCTTGAAAGTAGGAGGATATTTATCAGCATACATACCAGTTTCCTTGTCCTTATCGCGGCGAACAATAGGGCTAAACATATTCTCAATAGCACCCTTATTGCCCTCAAAGTTCTTCTTAAACCACGCCACACTATTCTTGCTAGCGTCTTCACAGATTTTTTGTTCAAGTTCAATCAACTTATCGTGAAATGCCTGTACCTTAGGATTCTCATCCATTCCCTTGAATGATGCCGTAATATCATACTTGCGAGCTTCATCCTTGCGTTTAGGGTCATCCTTGATAAACTGAGTATTATCATTTACACCATAGGGAATTGATAGAACAGGGGTTTGAATATTGATTTTGGAACCTTTGTAATTTACATAGACTGATTTAGCACCTGATTTCATAATTTTCATTTCAGAGTACTTAATCGCGTCAACATTAAATTGCTTGGGGAGGAGAACGTTCATCGTTGTATATATATATTAATTAATCTTTATATAGACTATCAATTTTTATTATTTTTTGTGTCTTTTTTTAAATTGAAAAAAATTGACAAAAACTTGGTATCAACGCAAAAGAGAATATGAAGATATTCGCCCAATATAAATAAATATAAAAATACGAAGAGCACATTCATTTTGAAGAAATATGCTATAATACAGGCGCCTACGAAAGTCATAACAAAATCCACGATGGCGAAATCATATACTCGTATGCCGTGTATTCCCTCTCTTGGAACTCCGAGAATATCTTTATATTGGGCAAAAATACACATAATTTATATCAATAGCTTTATTATAAATATTATAGATATTATAAATATTATAAATATTATATTATAATAGGATTGTATGAGAAAAACTCCTAAAATTCTATCGAATGATAAGTATAAATATTATGATTTAGAGTTTCCAATATATAAGACTAAAAACGGTGGGCGATTAATAAAAATAGGCAACGTTTTTTATAATTTAGAAAATAACACGACAGTTGAAAAAGTTAAAGAAGAGTATAGTAAGAAGATACGCATAGAGCTATCTGAGGAAGATAAGGAATATGTTATTATCTAATTTCAAATGAAGATACTATAAGATAATAGACGAGCGTCTTAGTAATACTATGGACGTTTTTGATATCACTCAATTGCCTGCCGCCCTGTGAGCCTGGCGAGCCCTGAGTCTCATAATTGTTATCAATATAATATTTGAAGGCTTTATCAAAACCATAAGATAGCAGGATATTATTGATATTATAGGTGCTCATTTTTTCAATTTCATTTTCAATAAAATTATTTAAATCAGATGTCAAAATATCGCGATTATCGTGGCAGTTATTATTGTTATAGCAAATGCTCTCGTAGATATGCTCGCAATAATCGTAAATACTTTCGTGAACAACCTCATTCATATAACATTCGTACATTGGTAATGTGCTATAAAGTATAGCACACATTATCAATTTTTATTTTTATGATGATTATAATCTCAATCGCAATAAATTATAAAAAAGATAGATATATACATATAGATATAGATATAGCTACACAGATATAGATATGGCTACATAAACATATACATAAAAGCTCTCAGCAACCGCAATCGGTCGCGTTGTGTATTTTGAGGATATCTTCAATATTCCAGAGCTTATACATAACGTATTTGTAATTATTTTTAGTTTCTTCCATTTTTCTTGATTTTAGGCTAATTAACTCTTTTTCAAAATCAATTCCCATAATCTTGATAATTGACATATAATTATAGAGTATATAAGGGTGGAATAATTCGGCATTATAATAATTTATTTCAAAACCATTCTCGTATCTCACCTTGTGGTTTAATAATTCTACATAATCCAACAATATATGCTCTGTGAAACAGCTGCGAAACAAGACAGTTTCCTTGTTAAACATAATATCTACGGCGTTTACCATTTTTCTACTAGCATCTTTAATAACCTCTTTCTCTTCACACGAGATGCTTTTTGACTTTTTGAGCAAACAGTTGAATATGCGAACTGCGTAAAGTTCTGCGCGATTCCTGCTAATTCCATCAAGGATATGCTGATTTTCCTTAGCTGCCTTACAAACACGACAGAGCTTCTGGCATTCCTTGGTGTCGCCTATGCCTTCAAAGGCCTTCTCATTCGCAAAGAGGATTTGGGCTACAAGAGCGCTGTCCATTTTCTGGATAATTTATTTATACTTATATGCTATCAATTTTTACACAAAATAATTGAAAAATAACATATTTATTGCTCGCATATTCTCACAATTTCATAATTTAATATATATCTTCACATATATATAGTCTTCTATATAATATAGAAAGAGTAATATATAATATGAAAAAAAAATATATAATTGAATTTTTAATTAAACATTTTGAAAAATATAATTCAAAATATTTTACAGAAAATATTATTATAGATAATATCAATTACTATAAGTATTTTAAATGCTTGCTTAAAAAGGATCTATTAAAAATATATGAAACTGTAGGAAATGATTTGGAGAGCAAAACTATGAGAAAAAAAGATAAGCTTTCTATAGCTAAAAAACTCAGCGCACACTTTGATATCAATACAGCAAAATATTTCCTAGATGTAATAAACAGTAGCTACTATGATAACATAAAATATAGCACATATTTAAAGTGTTTATCAAAGAGAAACATAGACAAGATTTTTATAAATATCAATAAAAACATTAACGGCGAAAACAAAGGTACCCAAGTATCTCCTACAGTCCCGGCAGTCCCGGCAGTCAAATCTGTTAAAACTGCTCCTGCGGCACCTTCGGCTCCTGCGGCTCCTGCGGCTCCTGCGGCTCCTGCGGCTCCTGCGGCTCCTGCCAAATCTATAGCATCCTCTATAAAAAATAAGCCTGATAAGTCTGTGAAGCCTGATAAGTCTGCGAAGCCTGATAAGTCTGTGAAGCCTGATAAGTCTGATAAGTCTGTGAAGCCTGATAAGCCTGATAAGCTAGCGAAGCCTGCGAAGTCTGTGAAGCCTGATAAGTCTGTGAAGCCTGATAAGTCTGTGAAGCCTGATAAGTCTGTGAAGCCTGATAAGTCTGTGAAGCCTGATAAGCCTGATAAGTCCGTGAAGCCTGATAAGTCCGTGAAGCCTGATAAGTCCGTGAAGCCTGCGAAGAAGAAAATAAAACAGTCTGAGAATCCCGAACTTAGTTTAGAGTTTTTGCCATTTTATACTGAGCGAAAGCCAAATAAAAATTATGAAGAGAATCTAAAATATATAGTAAATAAATATAATAGAAAAAAAATCTATATATCTGATTATATTGTTAAATTATCCCAGTTATTTTTAAATGATGTAATAGTACTCAACGATATTAATAATAAGCCTATAAAAATTATAATTATTAGAGAATTATATAAAAATATAGAATCCCTGTTATATGTTGGTAAAATAATAGAAGGAGCTATGGTGGGCGAAGAGGTAGTTGTCAAGATACAGCCGAGACTTCCTGATATACTACAGAAGATGAATATAAAGATATTGTATCAAATAATGACCGAATATTATATTATGAAGTTGTTAAATGTTAATTGCGCAAATGCTATTGTATCAAAAGTATATGCTTACGGTAGTATTGGAGAGCTTGTAGAGGGAGATATTGGCAGGTATGTGTTGGTCTCAAAATTATTAGGAAAAGATTTGAGACAATTAAAAGGCGATAGAGATATCTCAAAGATAAAGAGAATATTTATATTAATATTGAGAGCTTTACAATCTATGCACAATTGTAATTTTAAAAAAAATATATCAATCATCCATTTAGATATTAAACCGCATAATATAGTATTTGCTAATGAAAATATGAATGAAATTAAAATAATAGATTTTGGATTGTCTGAAAATATTATCAACGCAAAGGGATTGCGTGAAATGAAGGTACACAAGGGTTATGTGGGAACCTTGTTATATATGGCAACTATGCTCCATAAAAAATATATAATTGATTATATGCTTGATCTTCAATCGTTGGCTTGGGTATTATTTGATTTGCTATGTGATAATAATATATTAGCGAATGGACCTGTAGGAATACATTCTAATGAAAACATCGTATATTATAATAAGATGCATTTTATTAATAATTATAGAGATGCTGAATATATTAAAACCGTTGAGAGTGGCGGCCTAAATGCTAATAATATAGCAGTTATTGGCGAAATTGTTGAATATACTATAGATAGAGCTAACAAGCCAAATAGATATCCGTCTGACAAAAAAACAAAAGATGGGGTATTTTACTGTGATTATAACGATGTATACTATAACGATATTGAAATGCTATTAAACAGACTATCGTAGACTATCGTAGACTCTCGTAGACTCTCGTAGACTCTCGTAGACTATCGTAGACTATCGTAGACTATCGTAGACTCTCGTAGACTATCGTAGACTCTCGTAGACTCTCGTAGACTCTCGTAGGCTATTCTAAATATACTTATTAGATTCAGAGCAGTTATTGAGACACTTGAATATCTATTTTTTTTCATTTTTAAATTTGAGTACATCTCTTGATTTATTTTGTAATTTCTAAAAAACTTTTGAAATTTTTAAAAAAACAGAAAGATGTACTCAAATTTTAATTTTCAATTTTTAGAAATA